AATGTAAAATAATAGTTGACAATAAGTTTTTTTGGGCGTATTGTAAAACATGTAAACTTTAATAACGAGGAGTATATTATGCAAAAACTAGTAATTGAGATACAAGAATGGGAAGCCAAAGTTTTGGTTTCGGATACAGATAGACCCTACACAAAAATAATTAAACTTGGAATTTTCCCAACAAACCAAGATAGTAAAAACTATGCGTTTGCACTTGACGAGTTGTTGGATAACTCAGACTACGCAAATTGGGATAGTGAGATTTACTATTTCGGAAGTGAAAGTGAACTTTATGAGGGCAGTGAGTTAGACAAAGGCACTTTTATTGTGGGCAATATCGGATACAACGATACCCATTATTTTTATGCGTCACCCTTTAAACGAAACGAGGAGAGAGTAGCATGAGTAAAATCATATGGCGAAAAAACGACTTTACAATCAGGTCAAGGTTACACAAATGCCTTGAGAAAGTCTCACAGGACTTTAGCGACTACGTCAGATGGGACATTTTTGAGGACGAGATCGATTGGAGTGAATACTTTGATGAGGGAGAACCCGTCACTTCTGAACAGTTAATGCAGTTCTTTCAGGACAGAGCAGACTGGTATTTTAGGGGTGACGTGTTCCCTTACGAATGCGACACAGACACATTCATGGGGACAGATGAAAGCGTCCCGTTATATCAACAATTCATGAGGGGAAGAGAATGAACGAGTTAGTATTTAGTATCTATAAGGTAAAGCTATTAAACACAAAAGAAGTAACAGAGAATCCATACACCATATGGACAAAGATAGCTAAATCAGACAATGAATTTGAAGACTTAGACTGGGATAAGTTAGATGAAAGCAAAGACTTTGAAGAGTTTGACAGTAGCATATATTACATGCTAGATAAGGACGAAGAACTACATGACGGCTTGATGTTAGATGAGGGGACGTATGTGGTCGACCATGAGTATTGCGATGAGAGAGTATTCAAACTAGACGATGAGGGTAACGTGATAGAAGAAAGAGAGGAAGTAGCATGAACAAAAAAGAACTAGAGCAAATGGAAAAGTTATGGGCTAAGTATCACAAGTCTATTCCCGACTATCCCATACTAGAATGTAAACGCAGAAGCGTTGACACTGCACTAACCTATATTATGGTGTTCCTGATGGGCATACTGTTTGTCTTGATGGCACTCATAGTTTACCTAATCAAACAGGGGGTGTAACCATGGGCGACTTAGTGTATATGAGAGAAAAAGACCAAGTCAAAATTAGAGAGTTTCAAGGTGATGAGGTCATAGAAGTCCGAGTCCATTATGGCTCATGTGACGAGGTGATTGGATACGTTTATGGGGACGCCTACGGCAAAATGTGGAAAGTCTTTGAGAAGTATGCCAAATCACTGGGTGGAGAACTGAGTGAGTCCGTCATTGAAAACGATGACAAATACGAAACATTTAGATCATTATTAAACGAGGAGAACTGATATGCCAAACGATTGCATGAACTATGTAAGCATTAAAGTAAAGGACGACAAGGAATTGTTCGACCGAATTAAGAAGAACTTAGAGGACGAGGAAAACCCAACCTTGTTCTCAACCTTATATCCTGAGCCTGACTACACCAAGGTAGACGTTGTAAAAGCGTTTGGAGATGGCAAGGAACTAGTCGAAGACCGATCACAAGCGTGGTATGACTGGCGAATCACGCATTGGGGAACGAAATGGGAACTGTATGACGTGGACGTTCCGACCATAGAGTGTGGAGAGGACACCATACATACCCCTGAGGGATCATACAAGCAATACGAGATTAGCTTTCCGTTTGCTACGGCATGGAGTCCCCCAGTCGAGTGGTATGACTACGTCACTGCGAACTACCCAAACATTTCGATTGACGCTAACTACGAGGAATTCGGGTGTTGTTTCGCAGGGCAATACCAATCAGAGTATGGCAAAGTAGGACAAGATAACTGTGTCTCTTGGGACAGTATCGAGGACATGGAGAGAATCGTACGAGAACACAAAGACGACTTACCTGACGTGGTAGATACACTTCTGACCGAACTGGAATACTTAAAAGAACGGGAGGCTGAGAATGAATAAATCAGAGCAAGAGATTAGGGACTATTGGAATGATCTCGCACGAAAAGCCTTGGTGGGTAAAACCATCAAGGAGGCGAGGTATATGACGCAAGACGAGGCTGACAAGTGGGGGTGGTATGAACGTTCGATCGTCTTGTTTTTTGATGATGGATCGTGGGCTATCCCCCAACGTGATGATGAGGGTAACGGGGGTGGTGCTTTATCAATCAGTGGTGAGCCACAGGTTTTACCAGTGTTATAAGGAGAACGAGATGAGTAAGAAGTTTAAAAGAGTAACGGCATACTATCCTGTTGAGGACGTTGTCCAAGTTGAGTTATTATTAGAAGTCGATGACACGATCACGGACGAAGAACTAAAAAAACGGATAGAGAAGAGTGACTTGGAAGACTTTGGCGAGAACAGTGGTATTGAGTTACAGTCTTTTGAGATTGTTGACCGAGACTACTCGACCGACCCTACGGACGACTGGCGAGATCGGATAACAGTCTACGTGATGGAAGATATATCTAACGAAGAATGGGAGGAAAGCTATGCCTAAATTTGAATTAAGAATGATTGAAACTTTATATCACGTTGTCGAGGTGGAAGCCGATAACGAGAAAGAAGTAAGAGAAATGTTTAATCGTAATGAAACTGATTGGGATTCGGCTGAGTGCTATGACGCAACAGTCGATATAGATAAGATAATCGAAATGAAGAACGAGGAGGAAAGCTATGTCGCATAAAGAACTGGTATCAAAAGGCTTTCAGGACGTCCACATACAATTAAACTTAGTTAATGCAGACGAGAAAGAAAATCAAGCATTGAGAGCATACGACTTAATCTTGAGGGCAAACGATGAGGGGACGGAGTATACATCGTTTGATATTTTTAACGTAGAGTTGCAGAAACCAATCGCAACAATTAAACTAGATGGAAGTGAGGCTTGGACTTATGAGACTGACGAGGGGTGGCTAAGTCATAGACAAGCTGAGCAAGAAAGACCAATGTTTTATGGAGATAGTGAGGAAGATTATGAATAAATATTATGTTACGGGCGAAGTGCGTGAAATTATATATGCAAATTCGCCTGAAGAAGCTAGAGAAGAATTTATTAATCTAAAAGGTTCTAATGAAGAATTAGTAATGGTATATAACGACAACGGAGAGGAACTACTATGAGTGAATACGAAGAACTAAAATTAATTCTTGTTGGGGACTCGGATACATGGACACATGGTGAAGTGATCGAGAGAGCCAAACAAGCCATTGACGCATTACGCAGAGAGGAGGATGGAACGATATGAGTAAACACTGGGTAGAGTTTCATATAGATACAGAAGATAAATACAACACAAGATGGACTGTGTATGCAGACATTGAAGTAACAAAAGATGTGTATGCAACAGGGGATAGCCCAACAGGTTATGAAGCCACAATCACGTCTGTGCATAATGGGACGTATGATGAGGACTTAGACATTCTAGGTGCTGATACTATTAGTTACTTAGAAGAAGAGGCTATTGATGTTTTTGTTAATCACGGGGAGGGATACTGTGCCTAAATATAAATACTGGAGAACGGAGAAGTTGGAACACTTATTATCAGAACTGAATTGGAGAATCAAACATTCAAGCTATGGTATGAGTGACATTTATTTTAGAGATGATATTGAAGATATTTTAATCAAAAGAGAGGAAAGACTATGAGTATGACTAAGTTTGACTACGATATAGATATAAAAATACCCGTAGCCTTACGGCTATGGAAAGAAGATGGAACTGATGTTGAGCAAAATATGGACTTGATGTTGGACAGTGCCGTCATTCAGGATGATACTTTGCAGATGATCTTTCGGGACATTGACGAGTATATTAACACTAACGTATTGAGGAACAGATAATGCCTAGATCAAATAGATATATAAGTAGTTGGAAGATGACGTTGGAGTGTGAGTGGGCAGACCACGACGACAAAGACTTCTATGATGAAACAGTGGAAGTAAATCCAAATGGGATACCTTATGAATACATGGACTATGTATTAGAGGCTATTGAAAGACAACGTAACGACGACGAAGAAACTTTTGAAGACGAAGAGGAGATAGCGTAATGGAAGAGATTCTATTTAGTGAGCCGTCTGATTTACTGGACGCATATTGCCAAGATCAATTTGGACATGTAGATTGGAAGATGGACTTTGACAAACAAGGCAATTATATAGTAACTTTTTTTAAATCACAAAGAGAGGAAGAAGAGTATGACGAATAAAAACAAGGTTGTAATTGACTACGAAGAGTCGGACATCTATCAATACTTTGGGTGTCCGACAGAGATATGGGAGGCCGATCGTGCAGACTTACTCGCAATCATCGGAGGTATGTCTGGGATCATGGAACTTCTCTGGCACAAAGAAATAACACCTGAACAATCATTTGGTGATTTCAAGCAGTGGTTAAGAGATCAGCAACCCATTGAAGTGGAGGTTGTCGATGGATAAGATGGTGATTGGAAAGAAAAGACACAGGATAGAGTGGGTCATTGGAGTTATCATCGGGATAGTTTTTGGAGTGTATGCAAATAAACTCTATGTATCCGTAGATAATTATTTAAATGCTGAACCTGTGGGATACTTGTGTAAAAGGGGGGTGACTTACATTCAAGCTGATCCCTCGAGCAGTGTCTACATTAAATCAGAAAGCAACCTCGAGTGCGCTGATGAAAAGGAAATTTCACAATGACGCCTGAGAAAAGAGTTAAAGTAAAAGTTTGTCACAAACTAAAAGAAATGGGGGCGTATTACTTTTACGCCTCAACAGGAGGATACGGCAACAGTGGAGTGCCGGATATCATTGCTTGTTTAAGTGGTAAGTTTATCGCCATTGAATGCAAGGCCAACGGCAACAAGCCCACCAAGTTACAAATAAAAAATTTATTAGACATTGACAAAAGTGGGGGAATCGCAATAGTTGTTGACGAGGACAATGTAGATATGCTAGAGTTTTTAATCACAGGTAAGCAAGAGATCAGATATGAAGAATGACAACGTGAATAGACCGGCGCATTATACACAAGGAGAGGTAGAGTGTATTGATGCAATAGAGTCTGCAACCATAGGTCTTGTCGGAATCATTGCCGTTTGTGTGGCTAATGTCATTAAATATGTGTGGCGTTTCGCACGTAAAAACGGAATAGAAGATTTAGATAAGGCTGACTACTATCTACAAAAACTTAGACAGAAAGTGAGAAACAAAAAATGAGTGATGATATTTTTATCAGAACCAAACGGCTACTTGAGAACCACGTAGATCTTTTAAATCAATATAGCATAGGCAATCCATACGCTGATGAAGCACAGGATATTGTGAACGAGCTGAATGTGCTAATCAAAAACAAATCTTTCATTAGACATCTTGAACAAGAAATCGAAGAAGAGGAACGCAAGATGGTCAGCGATGATTTAGCACAAGAGATATTGAATCAGAAGTTTTGTGTCGGTGGCCGGTGTGACGACTAGCACATTTACCCACGCATTGCTAGACTGCGAAGGGGAAGTAATCAAAAAATATAGGTGGACAAAAAGCGAGGCGCAGTGGTATAGTGATAACCACCCTACTGATACTATCGTTAGATTAGATCAACCTATATATAAATCAGACTATCAGCGATCATTAGAATTAGTGGGGGACTGTATATTCTAATAACCTTTTCGCAGATAATCGTATGGCAGATGAAATAGACATGGCAAATGAACAAGTCCAAAAGGCTTTAGACATGACCATGAGAACAATAAACACAAGAGTAGAACAGAACGATACCGGCCATTGTCTTTGGTGTGAGGCGAAAATAAAACAAAAAGACAAACGAAGATGGTGTAGTGTCGAGTGTCGTGACGAGTATGAAAGGTATCATGACTAATATGAAAATGGTTAAACGAAGAGTATTACTGAAAAATTTAAAGTTTTTACCTGAGGGACAAAGTCGAGTAATAAAGAACTGGAGAAGAGGAAACACTGTTCTTTGTGAGATCGATGTTGATTGGGTGCAACACAAGCACGGCAAATATTCTAGATTGATGGCAGACTAATATGTCTGGAGGTATTGTCAGTCCATGTAATTCGATCTGCCGATACGAAGAGATCGATGGTGAACCTCGATGTCTAAGTTGCTTTCGCACGTATGAGGACTTATCTAATTGGATGTATTTGACAAATGACCAACGAAGAGAAAGAATTAAACAAATTAAACGAGATAGGAGAGAGTATGAACGTCAGCAAAAAAACGCTACAAATTTGGCAAAAAAATCTTAAGCAAGGCTATCGGTTTTTCCAACCTGATAAAACTTGCGAACTAACGCCAAGAACGCTACGAGAGGCATATGCTCTTAAAAACAACAGGAAATAAATGTAATCACTGCAAGGCTGAGGCTAAATACTACACCGATCATAAGTGGTGGTGTGGGTTAGCATTCAACGGGCATGGATATTGCAAGAAAGAAAAGGATAAATGAACATTGTCACTCTCGATTTCGAGACATTTTATGACACAGGCTACGGCCTTAACCGATTAACCACCGAAGAATACATCAAGGACAAACAATTTCAAGTCATTGGAGTTGGTCTTAAAATTAATCACGAACCTATCCAGTGGCTCACAGGCGAGGAACAGGTATCAAAAGGCCTTCGCCTTATCGACTGGCAGAACTCCATGTTACTATGTCACAACACGCAGTTCGATGGCGCTATTCTTAAATGGCACTTTGGGATTGAACCGGCGAAATACCTGGACACGCTGTCAATGGCACGGGCTTTGCATGGCGTCGATGCCGGGGGTTCACTTAAAGTTTTGGCTGAACATTACAAACTAGGAGAGAAAGGCACGGAAGTCTTAAATGCTAAAGGTAAACGCCTTGAAGACTTTCAAGAATGGGAACTCCGTCAGTATGGAGCATACTGTAAGAATGACGTGAAGCTTACCTACGACCTGTTTAAGATTCTCTCTAAAAGTTTTCCTCCTGAAGAACTTTTACTGATTGACTTAACTTTAAAAATGTTTATTCTCCCTACCTTAAAACTAGATAGTGAACTACTAGAAACACGGCTATCTGAAGTAAGAAATGAGAAACAACAACTCTTAAATAACTTACAAGCTAAACTAAACTGTCAAACAGAAGAAGAGGTGCGTAAGATTCTTGCCAGTAACAAACAGTTTGCAGAACTTTTAGAAAGTATGGGCGTAGACGTTCCCATGAAAGTCAGTCCAACAACGGGCAAAGAAACCTATGCCTTGGCTAAAGGAGACGAAGAGTTTCTCCAACTCTGTGAACACGAGAACACTTTTGTGCAAGAACTGTGTGCCGTGCGACTTGGAACGAAGTCAACCATTGAAGAGTCTCGGATCGAACGATTCCTTGAGATTGCTAAACGAAACAACGGACACCTACCCATCCCCCTTAAATACTATGGCGCACACACAGGGCGATGGGCAGGGTCAGACAAAGTTAATTTTCAAAACCTACCGGCTCGAGATGCAAAAAAGAAAGCACTGAAGAATGCGATCCTACCTCCCGAGGATCACGTGATTATCAATGCCGACTCTTCGCAAATCGAAGCAAGGGTTTTGGTTTGGTTAGCCGGACAACACGACGTCTTAACTCAGTTTGCAAATGGTGAAGACGTGTATGTGAACTTTGCACGTCGTGTTTACGGCAAATCAAACATTAATAAAACAGAACGAGCAGTGGGTAAAACTTGTATCCTTGGTTTAGGTTATGGCACTGGGGCAAAGAAACTTCAGAACGTGTTAAAGATGAATGCGGGACAAGAACTTTCTGATGTTGAATGTCAACGACTCGTCAATCTATATCGAGAAGTGAATCACGAAGTGGTAGACCTGTGGCAAGACTGTGATCGGGTTTTAGCAGACATCGCTGCATGGCCGGCAAATAAAGACCCTTATTATTTGGATAAACGTCGCACAATACTCGTGACTCACATTGGGCTTCGATTACCAAATGGACTGTTTATTTACTATCCTGAATTAGAATTAAAAGATAATCGATATAGCTACAAATCCAGACGAGGACGAATCAGTATCTGGGGAGGGGCTGTTGTGGAAAACATTGTTCAAGCTTTAGCCCGTATTGTTATTGGACAACAGATGTTAGAAATTAACAAAGCCTATCGTCCTGTGTTAACAGTGCATGATGCCGTTGTCTGTGTTGCGCATAAAGATAAAGCCCAAGAAGCATTAGATTGTATATTAACCAAAATGAATCAAGCTCCGGCATGGGCAAAAGGATTACCTGTCACATGCGAGGGGGGATTCGCTAATAATTATGGCGACTGTTAAAAGACGAGGACAGTTTAGGCAACATGAACCCTATGCCACTCGGGATTTGAAGTGGTATATGGACTGGAAAATAAACAGATATATAAATTATTTAGATAGTATTGATTCAGATAGTGTTTATACACTTGAGTATGATACAGACACACCTACAAAAGAAGAGCTATTAAATGGAATAGATCAGCGCCATGTGCAATTTTATAGTCCTGTTCGCTATAGTCATACAGTAAATGAGGAAGAGGACAGTCTTGGAGAAGATGAAATTTTTGCTCAAGCTGAACAATTATTTAGACAACAGGATCATAGGCTAAAAAACTATAGACCAGACAATAGAAAATTAATACATAGAGAAGAGCGAGAGAAAACGGTAGAGCAGTATAAAATAAAAGAAGAAAAAGAAAAAATACGATTAGAGCTTTTACAAGAAGAGCAATTAAAAGCACAAACACGGTCCTTTGTTGATAGCTTTTATAAAGAATTTAAAACAAAAGGATTGATGGACTTGTATAGACAAGCTCTTGACAAAGTGGCTATGTTAAAATTTGAAAAATTACAATCAGATATATTTGATGATATATCGACTACGGCGCTTGAAGCGTGGGAGTATAGACTTGAATATGTAACTAAATTAATTAAAATTGAAATGACAATAAAAAATGGAACCAAATAATAAATCTTTTGGTAGTGAACACATTTTAGCTTTTGATAAAACAAATGTTTTACGAAGATTATTTATGTTAGCTGATCAATGGGTATCAAGATCAAACGACTTTCCATTTTATACACTGGGTCGAAGTGCTTATCTAGACGGCCAAACGCCTCAATACAAAGAAGGACAAAAAGCAATGAATGCTTTATTGTATGATAACTTTGTAGGTCTCTATAAAACAATCCTTCAAACGTTGCAAGACGAACTTAATGAAGATGTTGTTTTAGCTGAAGATTTATGCTATCCAGGTTTTCATATATTCCCCTCACATGAAAAGTTTTTAACCATTGCAGGTAATTGGCATCAAGACTATCCACACATGACTTTAGGACTTCCTGATGTAGATGCAAGCACCTTTACTGTTCCTATACTTATACCAAAATCAGGAGCGGGTATTGACTATACGATAGATAAAGGGCATTATTATTTACCATACAAAGAAAAAGTAATGATATGGCATGATGGTAGAACATTACACAGAATAGCAGGGTTTAAAAAACATGAGCCTAATGAGTTTAGAATCACAATGCAAGGGCATTTAATACGACGCAATGATAGAATGGAGGTATTTTGGTAAAATATAAAATTGTTATAGGGAGTTTAATACTTTCTAGTTTTGTTTCTGCAAATGAGTTATGGAAGAACAATCCTTATAACTGGGATAACAACAAATATAATTTTAACAACAGTAAATATAACTGGAATAACAGTAAATATAACTGGGATAATAATCCATACAACTTAAATAGCACAAGAATTATTCGAGGGCTTGATGGTAAACCTACAGGATATGCCGTTCCTAAGTTAAATGGGTTTAATTATTTTAACCTTGAGGGCATACGCAATGGATACAGCAATGAGTGATGGCGGAAAAGGCAGTCAACAAAGACCAACAGATAGACAAAAGTTTGAAGAAAACTTTGAACGCATATTTGGTAAACCAAAAGAGAAAGATAAAAAATGGCAAAGGTAAAACAAAGTTTAACAACCAAGGCACATCAGCCTGTTCATAAGAGAACATCACAGGGCGGACGCCGGGCAAAGACGAGTGCCATGAACAAGGCATTTAAACACAGCTTTAAAAAATATAGAGGCCAGGGTCGATGAAGACAATTATTCATGTTAATCAGCATGTTATAAAGTCTAATCGAAAGAACGAAGTAGAAGATCCTGTGTTGACAGTTAAAACATATAAATCAAATACCTATGCTAAAGAAGTAAAGATACACGGGGACTCTAAAGTAGTATATAGCCCTAACAAACCCTTATCATGCGGCGCACACGTATGGATTGAAACCGAATCAGAAGTGGAGATAATTAAATAATGACTGACTTTACTTGGAGTTACTCCTCCTTAAAAGAGTATGAGAACTGCCCAAGAAAATACCATCAGATGCGGGTATTACAAAACTACAAAATAGAACCTACGCCACAAATGATCTACGGAACTGAAGTGCATAAAGCTTTAGAAGACTATGTTAGAGAAGGTAAAGAACTTGCAAAAAACTATCAGCGTTTCAAGAAAGTTGTTGACACCTTAATTAATATTCCAGGCACAAAATATCCTGAATATCAAATGGCACTAAACAAAAAGTTTCAACCTTGTGACTTTGATGACGAAAAGAGATGGGTTCGAGGTATTGTTGACTTACTCATTGTAAACGGAAATGAAGCTTTCATCGTTGACTATAAAACAGGCAGTAATAAGTATCCTGATCCTAAACAGTTACGACTGATGGCACTTATGACTTTTGCCCATTTTCCAGAAATAACCATGATACGAGCAGGGTTATTATTTATATTAAAAAATAGTTTTGTTCAAGAGACGTATACTAGAGAAACAATTCATCAGTCTTGGAAGAAGTTTGAACAATCTCTAGATAGATTAACATTGTCTTATCGTGATGATATGTGGACACCTAATCCCACACCACTTTGTGGATGGTGTCCGGTTGACACTTGTGAGTTTTATAAGCCAAGAAAATAATGACTGTATTAACTTGCCCCACTTGTAAAAATAAATTTGAAAGTGATAAATACGGCAAGACCTACTGTTCTGAAAGTTGTAAAAAATATGCCTATAGAAAACGGGCTTATGAAAGGTTTGAGGGCGATTGGATATGGTATTTTAAAGGATTAATAAACAGTAGAAAAGACAGACAAAACCTTACTCCAGAATTACTCGAAGAAATGGTACGTGAGCAAGATTATAAATGTGCTTTATCTGGAGTAAGACTAACTTGCATAAGAAAAAAGGGAGTTGTAACTCCTACCAATGCAAGTATAGATAGAATTAATCCGGGAAAAGAGTATAATATTGACAACGTACAATTAGTTTGTAGGGCTATTAATACGTTTAGAAGTAACATGAACGTAAAAGAATTTATTAATTGGTGTCAAAAGGTAACCTATAATGCCATACGTAAACAAAAAGAGACCACACAAAAAAGAATACAAGCAGCAACTCGCAAGGGGCGAACATGAAAAACGCATGGAACGTCAACGCGCCAGACGTGCACTTGATAAAAAAATGCCTGACCGAAATGGGAATGGCAAGGCTGATGCTCGTGAAGGAAAAGATGTAGCCCATCGCAAAGCCCTTTCTAAAGGGGGCTCTAATAAACACGGTGTAACAATTCAACCTTCATCTAAAAACCGCTCATTCAAACGCGGATCAAATCACGGACTTGTTTCAGAAACAAGCAAACGTGAACGAAAAAAATCTAAAAAATAAATAAAATAATACTTGCCTTATTAAGAATAATAGGTATACTATATTCTTTATGAAAGGAAAATATGCAGTTAATTGACAACAAAGCGTTGATGATTACCGTGCCTAATGAAACTTGTAAATTAATACAAGAGCATATTCCAAAGGCTAAGATAACAACACAACGAGATTCTTTATCCGATATATTAGTTTATTGGGGAATCGACGAGATGATAAAACTGAATCAATTAGTTTTATTTAACAAACCTTTGCCGTCTCCAATTAAACGCGATTATAAATGGACAGGAAGATTTCATCCTTTTGATCATCAAAAGGTTACTAGTGAATTTCTAAGTACGCACACTAGAGCATTTTGTTTTAACGAAGCGGGGACGGGTAAAACTTCTTCAGTTCTTTGGGCCTCAGATTATTTGATGAACGAGGGTAAGATTAAACGCGTGCTCATTATCTGCCCACTATCTATCATGACTTCAGCATGGAAGAATGATATTTATAATACCTGTATTCATCGTGTTCCCGGAGTAGCCCACGGCTCAGCCGATGACCGCCGTGCAATCATAAATAATCCACAGTATGAGTTTGTCATTATTAATTATGACGGGGTAGCTATTGTCAAAGACGATATTAAGAAAGCTAAGTTTGACTTGATTGTGGTTGATGAGGCGAATGCTTACAAGTCTGTAACTACCGCACGATGGAAAACTCTCAATTCCATATTAGAGCCCACTACAAAACTTTGGATGATGACGGGAACTCCTGCATCACAATCTCCCGTTGATGCGTATGGGTTAGCAAGGTTAGTTTGTCCACATCGAGTGCCTAAATTTTCATCAGCTTGGAAAGATATTGTTATGTTTCAGGTTAGTCGATTTAAATGGATGCCAAGACCTGGAAGTCAAGCTAAAGTACATAAGACATTACAGCCAGCGATTCGATTTGCTAAGAATGATTGTCTTGATTTACCAGACGTACTTCATCAAACAAGAGAGATCCCATTGACACCGCAGGCTAAAAAATATTATGACCAACTGAAGAAAGACTTCTTATTTGAGGCATCGGGACAAGAGGTAACCTCAGTCAATGCTGCAGCTAACATGACTAAACTACTACAAATATCAGGAGGCGCAGTATATACCGACGATAAAAAAGTTATTGACTTTGATATTAGCCCTCGACTAAAAGAATTGATAGACGTAGTTGAACAAACCGATAACAAAGTATTAGTGTTTGTACCCTACAGACATACCATTGACATTGTGTATAACAACTTATTAAACAATAACATCACAGCAGAAATTATCAATGGTGATGTAAGTGCAAACGAACGCACACGAATTATTAAAGAATTTCAATCGGCTGATGACCCTCGAGTTCTTGTTATTCAGCCCCAATCAGCATCACATGGAGTTACATTAACCCGGGCAGACACAGTTGTGTTTTGGTCTCCCGTGATGAGTGTAGAAGTTTATCTCCAATGTATTGCTCGTATCGATCGGGTTGGACAAAAGAACAAGATGACGGTTGTGCATCTACAGGGATCAGACATTGAAAGAAAGATGTATGCCATGCTACAGGGTAAGGTGGATGCGCATACTAAATTAGTTGATTTATATCGAGAGGAATTAGGACTATGAGTGAAATAAAAGCAGATTCTCTAGTTAAAGCCTATCTTAGTTTGCGTCATGAACGAGAGAAGCTTGCTAGAAAATACGAGCAAGACGATGCAGTTTTTAAAGAGCAGATGGAACGCTTAGAGGAAGCTATGCTAAATACTTGCAATGATATAGGTGCAGAAACATTGCGCACCGATAGTGGAACCATTATAAAAACTTTAAAAGAAAATTATGTCTGTGGCGATTGGGATAATTTTAAGAAATTTATTCTTGAGAATAATGCTCTTGAGTTATTGCAACAACGTATCAGCCAAACTAACTTTAAAGAGTTTATTGGAACCCGAGGAGAAGAAGGACTCCCTCCAGGAATTAGTACTATGAGGGAATTTAAAATAACAGTACGTAAACCATCATCTAATTAAGGAGATAAATTATGGCCGAACAGCCTATTACATTTACTACACCGAAAGGTGTTGCACAGTATCCATGGTTATCCAAACCTGATACAAAATTTTCGGAAGAAGGAGAATATAAGGTTAATCTGATTCTTCCTAAACAAGACGCTATTCCAGTATTAAAGCAAATCAATCAAGTGTTTGCTGAGAATGTGGAAAGAGAACTTAAGAAAGCAAATGGTAAGGAGATTAAGAAAGCCCCTCCACCATATTCAGAAGAGTTCGATGAAGCGGGTCAACCAACCGGCAATGTGATACTTAGATTCAAATCAAAAGCCGCGTATAAACCCTCTATCTTTGATTCTAAGGGTATGCCAATGGTAGACAGTAATATTTGGGGAGGATCTGAGATTAAAATAAACGGCTCTATCGCCCCATACTACACAAGCTTGATTGGCGCAGGGGTAGCTTTACGACTCCGAGCAGTACAAGTAATTAAGTATGTACAAGGTGGAGCTGATGCTAATCGCTTTGGCTTTGCAGAAGAAGACGGCTACGTGCATACTGAATCAGCACCACAAACTTTTGAAGATACTTCGATTAGTGCAGAAACATCTTTAGGAGATACTGCTGAACCTACTGTACGAGCAGAAACAACCATTCCACCACAGCCAGCTGATGATCTATCTGATATTATCAATCAGTGGGCAAAGGGGTAAGGCATGCCTAAAAAATATAGTTCAGAGTTTTTAGTTGAACTGAATAGCCTCGATGAAGATAAAATAGGAGTAAGATTAGCGAAGGCCTGTGTTAATGCAGACCTTCCTATCATCGAGGTAGCTAAGGTATTCGATGTTTCTCGCATGACGATCCACAGTTGGTTTCGAGGGTCGCCTATCCGTGAGAACAATCAGATCAAGATAAAGCAGTTCTTGAAAGCATTGGATGATGCCTGGCAAGATCAACTAGAGCACCATACTGAGGAGTTACCTATTTCAGAAATGAAAAAAGCACGAGAGTTTTTAGATGCTAAAATCATTCCAAAAATGGGTTGATAAAAAGTATGGATAGGAATACAATTAAAAATGCTCCGGATGAAATACTTCGGAGCATCCTATCAACGAGAGAAAGAGAAGTATGTTAAAACAGTTCTATGAAAAAGCCCTACCAAGAGAGGGCTACTATTGCGTAGCATATAATAATCGAGATGATGATAGATTCCCACACCAATACGCAACAAGCATAGAAGAGTTAGTAGAGCTGATTGAATCACATAGAGAACACCAGCGTAATGTATTTGTCGCCATGGGTTCTTTTAGTGAGAAAAAACGAGAAGCCGCTAAAGCTATTTATGTTAAGTCTTTTTATATTGACCTAGATGTAGGCGAATCCAAAGAATATCAAACTCAAAAAGAAGCAGTAATTGCCCTTAGTAAATTTTTAGAAGATACAAAATTACCATTACCTGCGATAGTAAACAGTGGAAACGGTATACACGCTTATTGGTTTTTAAAAGAACAACTGCCCGTTGCTGAATGGAAAACTTTCGCTGTTCAATTAAAACAATTATGTATTCAAAAAGAATTAAAAATAGACTTAGCAATTACCGCCGACAGCGCTCGACTATTAAGATGTCCCGATACTAATAATTATAAGCAATCGCCACCTAAACCTACATTGATTATACGAGACGCACCTGAATACAGTCTTAAAGAAATTACAGACGTCTTTAATAATATAGAAGTACCTTTAGAGGAGATTGTCAAAAAGCTTCCTTTATCAGAAGATAAGAAGCTAAAGTATGCTAATTTTGAGAATCACTTTAAGCCACTACTTGTAGATAGTATTAATGAAAGTGAAAATGGGTGTGGTCAAATTAAATATTACATTGACAATGTAAAGACTGCGGAAGAGCCTTTGTGGTGGAGGGTGTTATCTCTTGCTAACAATTGTGTAGATAGAGATGAAGTTATTCATGTTATTTCAAAAGACCATCCCGGATACAACTACGAAGAAACAGAGCGTAAAGCAAGCGGAGCCCCTAAAACTTGTAAAGATTTTAATTTAACCAATCCAGGTATTTGCGAGGGATGTCAGCATTGGGACAAAATATCTACCCCAATACAACTTCATAAGTATCCTGCTAAATTAAAACAAGGCCTTGAACATGTTCAAGCTCCAGTTGAGGGAGAACATTTACCTAAGATTCACAAAGAAACTGGAGGTCTTCCAGCTACATTAGAAGATAGAGGATATTGGATAGGGGCAAAGGTAGGTGGTATTTATAAGTCAATAACTGTCACGGATAAAAAAGGAGTTACCTATACCGATGATAAATTAATTTATGAGTATACCATGAGGGCGGATAGGCATGTACGTAGTTCTGCTGACGGTAATTGTTTAATTATAAATGTATGGCATCCTCATGATGGATTGCAAGAATTTATATTACCTATGAAAGCGCTTTACGAAAAAGCAGAGTTAAGAAAGATGCTAACAAGCAACGGTATATATTACGAAACAGCTGAACAGGAGGATTTAATAATGAGATATTTTATTGATTGGGCAAAAGATATGCAAAAGAAAAACAAGTATGATGTCATGTATGATCAGATGGGTTGGAATGAGGACAAGACTTCCTTTGTCATCGGTAGTCTAGAGCTTGGTAAAGACGGCACGGAAAAGACTACTCCGATTTCATCTTATGCAAAAGCCGTAGCCCCTTTCTTATCACAGAGTGGGACCTTTGAGGGGTGGCAAAAAGCTGCACAAAAATTAAATCAGCATGGGCTTGAGATGCATATGTTTACCATGCTTTGTGGATTTGGGTCTATTTTAATGGACTTTTCTTCTACAACAGGAGTTGTTATTTCTTTAACAGGGGAATCAGGAGCCGCAAAAACTGGAGCGCTTTATGGGGCTTTAAGTATATGGGGTAAGCCTAAAGATTTATCTGTGATGAATACTACAGCTAACGCTCTACAACAACGATTCTTAACCTTGCATAATCTCCCTTTAGGTTTTGATGAAGTAGGTAATAAGAACCCATACTTACTATCAGACTTTATTCTTGCTGTATCTCAGGGTAAAGCAAAACTTAAACAACAAGCGTCTACAAACGCAGAAAGAGAATATGAAGCACCTGCATCATTGATTGCAATCATGACGTCTAACCATAGTATTTATGATAAGTTAAAAACAATTCGATCAAATCCTAATGGTGAAGCGGCTCGACTCATTGAGTTTCCTGTAAGAAAGCCAAAAGCTTTTATTGAAGACGCTCGACTAGGGAAAGAAATATTTGACGAGTTTAATTCTCATTATGGCTGGGCAGGGACTAAATTTGTTAAAGCTGTGTTTGATTATGGAACAGGCGAAGACATTAAACTTAGTTTATCAAAGTGGGAAAACAGATTTGTAAAAGATTTTGGTAATGATACAGCCTATCGATTCTATGAGAATCTTGTGGCTGTTACTATGACTGCAGGAGAGATGGTAGATGCAGCAGGTATCTTAAGTATTGATATAGAGAGAATTTATAAGTTTGTTGTGGGTGAAATGATTCAAATTAGAGACGACGTCGTTAAAGTTAATAATGTGGATTATGAATCTGTATTATCAAATTATCTGAATGCAAACTACGATAAGATACTTGCATTTCAAGACGGTAAAATTATTAGTGAACCTATGAGGCAGTTGACTGTTCGTGTAGATAACGACAAAGACTTTATGTATATATCTAAACGAGAATTTGACAGCTATCTGGCTGAGCTTCCAATCAGCACAAAAGAATTTGTATATCAAATGCAATTAGCAGGAGTAAACATACAGGCAGGGTCGGGTATTAAACAACGAATGAATGCTGGATGGAAAGATGTACAAAATTCTGCAACTGCGGTCTATAGAATTAAATTAAGTACTTTAGCAAGTTCTTTTGAAATAAAACCTCATGCTGTTGCACAATGAGCCTGAATGGCTATTTCCTTTTGAGTCTATGAGTGTCGGGGATAGTTTCTTTATCCCCACGCTTAAAACTGCACCGATGATTCATGCGATTGAGAGTGGAGCTAAAAGGGTAAAGATTAGAATAAAAACCTGTGTTGTCGTTGAAGATAAACTGATGGGCGTGCGCACCTGGCGTATAGCTTAATTATTGAATTGAGATTGTAAATATTCTTTATATTTTTTAGTTAAAGTAATACCGTTAACACTTTCGTCAATAGCGCGTTCGCGTTGTTTAAAAGATGTTCTTAAAGTTTTTGAAGTGATTGGATTCAGACTTCCAGTTGTCGACTGGTTATATTTATCTATTTTCTTTAATACTTCCTGATAAAGCTCATAATCTTCATTTTGTTGTGCAACAAAAGCCGCAGTTAAAAGCCCAGATCGACGGTGTAACATATTTCGCTCTGCAGTTTTCATCGCAGTATTTTGTTCATACGCTTTTGCTAAATCTTCATTAGTAAATCCAAATATTTGCATAAATGCATCCAAACCATTTAAGTCTGTTAATTTAGCACCATTTTTTGTTCTTGCCCCTTCACTCATATATCTAAAAGACTTTAACGGATTACGCATAAATGCAGGCATCATTTTTTCTAAACCACGATATACTTGCCCTTCTGACATATCTGATGCCCCTTGAAGAAAGCTTCTTCCAAAAGAATATGATGGGCCAAGTAAAGTTTCAAGGGTATATCCCATCATTCCAATTTCTTGAATTCGTTTAGGGTCGTCTCTCCAAATTAAATTAGCGAAACCAGTTCTCGATGCTATATCAACATTTAATAATTTATTAAGGGGCCCTTTATAACCGATGTCTCCAAATACGTTTCGTGTACTTTCTCGGAAATCAAATGGTTCATCGTCATCTCCAAACATAGCATACAACGCTTCCGCCATA